TTTCAGCATTTCGTCTGCCAGTTTGTATGCTTCTTTTGCTAAAGCATCCTCTGGCATACCACGCCAGTTTGCGTTTTCAACTAATCCTTGCATAGCCTTAGCCGCAAAGTAGTCACGCAAGGTCATGCCTGTATACGACAGTTTTAAATCCGTCTGTTGTGGAAATGCTGGTTCATTGTTCATATTCACTCCTATTTGTTTATCAAAATGTCCGTTTTTGTAATTCGTCCCTGTTTTACGCTTGATGAAATCAACCATGTTAGGCACAAGTTTCGATGGCATTACAACTTTTTGGCTTGATGGACTTCAAGTTGATAGTCGCCCAACACCCATAATGTGCCACAGGTTTTACAAGAATAGTCTAGGTGTTTTCCCTAAGTCACAAGACTTTTTTTCCATGCTAGGCTACTCGTATGAACATCGAACAAATTGAACAAAAATGCGCTGAAACATTGCTTGATTACGCAATCACAATGGCTAATGCGTATGTAACCGATCCAGAAGACTTCAATGCCGCAGTAGTGGCTTTGCTTGCTAGGACTCTAGAAAACCACTTAAACAGACCCATCAACATTCAGGAAATGTATCAATGACTCAAGCACAAGTAATCCGAGCCTTGCAAAATGGCCCAATGAACTCACATCAACTGGCTGACGCTACTGGTATGTCAAAGCAAACAGTCCTGTCAACCTGTAAAAAACTGCGTTACCAAGGTAAACTGACCACAGAACAGGTCAAAGTAGGCCGTTTTTGGTTGGCTAAATACACCTTGTCAGACGATCTAATTCAGTACAAGAAAAATGATGAGGAAACCCGCTGTAAGTTGAACCCTTTTGATATCAGAAATGCAAAGGGAATCTTTACTCCTGCCGAGTACAGGGTAATGGCTGCTCAAGCAAAAAGGCTTTACAAGGGAAATCCTGATTTCACTAAAGAAATCACAAACAATCAAAGAATTTAATTTACAACGTAGAATTAGTTTGATATTATGGAATCCAGCTAGGTCGGGAGTTGCTACCCAACCGAAAAGAGTTAACCCTTCTCCTGCTGGCAATTCCTTTAAGGGTGGTCTAAAAAGCGGAAAATATGTACTATTACCAGTTCAATATTGGTGACTATCAAAGTCATACCTCTCATCTTTCTGAGATTGAAGATTTAGTCTACAGGCGATTGCTTGATTGGTACTATCTCCATGAAACTCCAATTCCACTTGATGAAACTGAAGTATCTAGACAGATAAGAATGCGTTCGCATACCGAAAGCATTGCAATCGTATTGCAAGAGTATTTCGAGCGCATAGATGATGGATGGATTCATCATAGGGCTAACAAGGAAATAGCCAAAGCTGGTGACAAATCAGAGAAGGCTAAAGCTAGTGCAAATGCTAGATGGGGTAAGAAGGATGCGAACGCATTGCCAAAGCAATCCGAAAGCAATGCTACACATAACACATTACCCAATACACAAGACACAGAACACAAAACACAAAAGAAGACACTCGGCAAACGCCTCGCCAATGATTTTACTTTTCCAAAAGAATGGGAAGAGTTTTGCAAAGAGACTAGACCTGAACTTCACCCGACAAGAATCTTTGACCAATTTAAGGATTATTGGATAGCTCAAGCTGGTCAAAAAGGTGTGAAGGTGGATTGGTTTGCAACATGGCGTAATTGGGTGAGAAACACAAATGCACCAAAACTAACCCCTGCTGACATTGGTAGGGTCACAGTACCGCCATCAAATGATCCTGAACCTGTTTTGCTAAAGATTGAAGCTGACAGAAAAAAAGCAGTACCTCCATCTTTAGAAATCTTAGCAAAGATGGCTGAATTAAGGAGAAACGTATGAACAAGATTGAATTTGGTGATTGCCGTGAAATTATGCGTAAATGGGCTTCACAAGGTGTCAAAGCTCAAACTTGCATAACAAGTCCACCTTACTATGGTTTGCGCGACTATGGAACTGGAAAATGGATTGGTGGAGATGAGAATTGTTCTCATAAACGTGATTCCAAATATTCAGATAAAACTATCACTGGTCATGCCAATAAAGATTTAACTGTTGGTGACGCAATTTATAAAAGCATATGTCCTAGATGTGGTGCGATTCGTGAAGACAAACAATTAGGACTTGAAGAAACACCTGAAGATTACATAAAAGCAATGGTTGAAGTATTCAGATGTGTTTGGGATGTGTTGGAAGATGATGGAACACTTTGGGTAAATATTGGTGACAGCTATTGTGGAACTGGATCAAAAGGAGATTATGTTGATCCAAAGAATCCAGATGGAAGAAATGGTCAATCAGTTAGCAAAACTCAGAAATTAGAAGGCTATAAATCAAAAGACCTGATTGGAATACCTTGGATGCTTGCATTTGCTTTAAGGGCAGATGGATGGTATTTGCGTCAAGACATCATCTGGCATAAACCAAACCCAATGCCAGAATCTGTTGCTGATCGTTGCACTAAATCACATGAATATATATTTTTGTTAAGCAAATCTCGTAAATATCATTTCGATCATGTTGCGATTAAAGAGCCTGTCAAAGACGATTGGGGAACAAGAGACAGAAGTAATGGTAAATATCACAATGAAGGAACTGGATTGCAACCACATAGTGGTTTAGAAAAATCTTATGAAATGGCAAACAAAAGAAGTGTTTGGTCAGTAAACACAAAACCATATGCTGGATCACATTTTGCAGTTTTCCCAACAGAACTAATCGAACCATGCATCTTAGCTGGCGCTCCAATTGGTGGCATTGTTCTTGATCCATTCATGGGAAGTGGAACAACTGCACAAGTAGCCCAAGATCTTGGTAGGCAATACATTGGGTGCGAGTTGAATCCTGAATATGAAAAACTTCAAAAGAAACGCACAGCACAATTTGCATTGGATTTTGCATGAACTACTTTGAAGCAATGAAATTATTGGACAAGGTTCGTGATGGTGTTCCTTACCCAATACATCTGATAAACAAAGCATTGGAACTTACTGGTGACTTACAGCAGACGGACGATTGAAAACCCAAGCGATAGAGTAATCCTTGAGAAAGCAGAAGCAAGGGAGCTTTATCGCAATTGGGAACACAGTAAAAACAAAGACTTGATTCGTGCAAGACTTGAAAGAGCAGAACGAATCTATGGTTCTGGTGCTAGAGACAGAATCAGGTCATATATGGCCCAAATGAGAGAAGGAACACTTGAATGACATTTATGGTCACTTACATCGTTTATGGAGAGCCAGTAGGCAAGGGAAGGCCAAGGTTTGCCAGAAGAGGGAAATTTACTTCTACCTACACGCCACAGAAGACCAAGACCTATGAAGATGAAATCAGATTGATGGCAAAGGCTGCTATGGGTGCTTCAGAGCCTCTAGAAACGCCTATGACAGTCGCAATTTACATCAGGGTAGGCATACCAGCATCCTACTCAAAACAAAAGCGTAAGGACGCATTGGCAGGAATCATCAAGCCAATGAAGAAACCAGACTTGGACAATGTTGCCAAGTGCTTTTTAGACTCAATGAATGAAATTGTCTATCTTGATGACAAACAGGTCATAAATCTTCATGTGACCAAGGTTTATGCAGAAACACCAGCAGTCGAAGTGATGGTCAAAGAGGACTTAGGGTAAGTCCCAATACAAAACCTTGCAAAACAGGAATAACATTTAATTTTTAACAGGAGTGAATGATGAGTACATGGGAATTTGACACAACCACAGGAGCAGGTAGCGAGGTTGTTACTGTCGTTTATGAGTATGAATACGATGGTGAAACAACTTATAACGAGTCAATCAAAGAGATTTGGTATGAGGGTAGAGATGTCATTGGGTTGTTATCTGATGAACAATTCCAAGAATTAGAGATGGAAGCAGCTATGCGATTCCAGCACCACAAGCTCAACTACAAACAAGAATATGAGCCATGAGAAAGCAAGTTAAACGTAAGGTATGGGCATTGGTCAATCCATTGTCCTATGCCTTGGAGGGTGCTTCCATCACCAAAAGAGACAAGCTAGACAAGCTCAGACT